ATAGTTTTGAAGGAAATAAATGGGTTACTACTTTACAAACTTTATCTATTCCTAAATGATTTGCTGAAGCTCAAGTAATATTTGGAGAAGCACAAATTGAAGAAATTCTTTCAGATGTACCTATTCCTCCTAACGATGATGATAGTTATTTTGTATTTAATAACGTTTATGATCCTGATTTACCCTTTGCTGGTACCGGAAGAACTACTACTCCAGCAGGTTCACAAGCATCTATTAATGATATTTTAAGAATATTAAACCCATCCCCAGTTGTTCAATCTAGATTTAGAACATTCTTAGAATCTATTTTAACTACTTATCCTAAAGGATACAAATTTAGCATCAATGATATAGCTCGTCCTGTAGATAGTACTACGGGAGTTGGCATCTCTTCAGCCCACGTGTATTCTGTAGCAATTGACTTAAGTATAAAAGATGCTAAAACTGGAAAACGTATTTTAGGTCTTCAACAGACTAAAGAAGGAGTAGCAGCTTGGAGAAAATTTGGTATAGTAGCTTTAGCTGAACAAGCCGGATTAGAATGGGGGGGCACATATGGTGGTAGTTGGAAATTTGATACAGTCCACTTTACAGCATTACCAGGATGGGCTAAATACTCCCCTAATGTTAAAAAACAACTCTTTACTGATCTACCTCGTCTAAAAACCCTACTTAATAAATCAAGTAAAACTAAAGATGATCTAGCAGCTTTAAAATCAATTGATTTAAGAAACTATTTATTAGTAGAGGGTTCAAGCGTGACTACTAATTCTGATAGAATTAGATTTAGACAATGGTTTAAAAATAACAGTGTAAGTGATTATCAACAATGATTTATTATCCTAAGGCAAATATAACCCCTAATTTATTCTCTAATGGAGAATACGTACTAAATGGCTCCAACGAACCATATACGGGTTATTATTTTTCTACTTACGATGGTAAATTTTATACGGGTCGTGAACCCGGTGATGGTGTTAACTTAGAATTAATATCTAATGGTCCTAACTATCAAGGTGAAGCTACAGCCGGAGAAATTGATTATAGATTTGTAGGCCAAGATAACTATTTTTACTCTACAACTTTAAAAAAACTTACCTCTATTACCCCAGTTAGTTTAACCCCTCAACCTTTTTATCCTAAACCTACTTTAGTAGATTATCAGACCGGAGAAATTACAAGATACTTTTCTAAAAAGGTAAATGAGGGAATATTTTATGAAACTCAAGGAACGTTTCAAAATACGTTGTATATAAGTTTTAACATACCTTGGTTAATAACAGGAGATAAAGACAATGTTGCTAAAGTTAATCAACGTATAGTAGCTTTAAAAGAAGCAGAACTTAAGATAATAGGACTTGGAATTTACCTAAAAAATAATTATATTCAATTCTATAAATGAATTGGATAAGTGTTTTGGTTAGTTGAAAATAAAGAACAATTTAGGGAGTTTTTAGGAAGAAGTTTTGACGAAGCGTTTGTAGAAATTATCCCTAATAATCCGTGGCAACACCCTAGTCAAAACTCAATTTGTGCTTTCTATATTAGACATATAGATGATACTAAAGGATTTATTTTACCCGTATCACATACCGAAACTGGTTCTTTATTTGAGGATGAGATTTATTTATATCTAAAACGTTTAAAAAAGATATATGTTAGAGATAAGAAAGAATTTCTACATTATACAACTTTAAAGCAGCTTATAGACATAACCCTCACCCTTCCTCCGTATATACTTCCCCAAACAACCGCACACAAATTTTTGTACGAGCGTTACCCAAACTTTCTAACTATTAATCAACTCGTACCGATTACTAAACATTATGAGGTTTGTGAGCAAGTATATGATGATTTAGAGCACCGCGTTAATTCCGCGTTAAACCCGTTCTATAATGACATAACTACATTGGTGTTTAATGCGATTGAAAGAAACGGAATTAAAATTAATAAAGATGAATTTAATAAACATTTTCCCGAAACCCAAGAAGACTTCGTTTATACACAGTACAATTTCAAAACACTCACAACTCGACCATCGAATCGATTTGGGGGTATTAATTTTGCAGCTTTACCACACGACAGCGGGGTCCGAAAAGCCTTCATCCCGCGAAATGATGTATTTGTTGAGATTGATATTTCCGCTTATCACCCTACTCTTGCTGCTACCTTGGTTGATTATGATTTCGGGGATACGGATGTTCACTCGTCGTTTGCGGAAATGTATAAAACGGACTATAAAACGGCTAAAGAGTTAACATTCAAACAACTTTATGGCGGTGTTTTTGAGCAGTACAAAGATTTAGAATTTTTTAAACTTACAAGCGAGTATATACGTACGAACTGGGAAAGATACGAAACCGAGGGAAAACTTATATGTCCTATCTCTAACCATGTGTTTGAGCAAGACAAATTAGAGAATATGAATCCCCAAAAGCTGTTTAATTATGTTTTACAAAACATGGAAACAAGCGTGAATATCAAAATTCTATATCGTATATTGAAGCTATTAAAGAATAAAAATACTAAATTGGTTTTATACACATACGATGCGTTCTTATTTGATGTAGATACTCAAGAGAGGGATGTATTGAATGAAATTAAACAAGTTTTTGATAAATTAAAGTTATATATAAAAATTAAACATGGAAGCACTTACGACTTTTAAGTTACCTTCTTATATTTATGGTACAGAGTACGATTACGAAAACCCCATAAATATAAAAGATTTGAATAACAAGTTATTCTGTACATTTACAACGTTGGATGCGTTGGATGATTTGGTAAAAACCCTTACCCGCAGTTATACTATAATGTATAATAAAATGTTCGTGTTAGAGATTAAAAACAATAACGAATATGTTGTTACCTACAATGTAGAACAAGCTAATGTAGCTTCAATCCCAGAGAACACGATTTTGGTTCATCGTAAAAAAGATACAAACACACTTTATACTATTAATGCGCTTAATGAATTGATTAAGTCACTCAATGGTGGTGTAGTAGATCCGCGTTATCGTATCGATTGGCAACATTATAAAAATACCATTCTACTTACTCAACAAAACGAGCTTAGAGAATTAAAAACAAAAATCTACGAAATTATTGAACTGTAACTTGGCTACCCCAAATCAAGTTCATACATTTAGTATCAAACATAAATAAGTTATAAAAAATGGATTTAGATGTAATCAAGCAGCGACTAGAGGCCCTGCAAAAACCAGCCTCTAACAACAGCAACAACAATGGTAAATCGTTGTTTTGGAAACCATCTGTAGGCAAACAAACAATTCGTATCATGCCTTCAAAATTTGACAAAGAAACTCCATTTAGCGAGTTGTATTTTCACTATGGCATTGGTAAGCCCGTAATGATTTCTCCTACTAACTGGGGCGAAAAAGATCCAATTGTAGAGTTTGCTAAGGTACTCCGCAAAACCACTGATCCCGAAAAATGGAAATTGGCTAAAAAGCTCGAACCAAAAGTTCGTTACTTTGCTCCTGTTGTAGTTCGTGGTATGGAGAGCGAAGGAGTTAAATTGTGGCAGTTTGGTAAAGAATTGTACTCTGCATTCCTACAAATGGCTATGGATGATGAAGTAGGTATTTACACCGACATTGTAAATGGTCGTGATTTTAAATTAAATACTGAAGGCCCTGAAGTTACAGGTACACCTTATAATCGTACTACTGCCACACCTTCAATGAAAACTAGCCCAGCTAGTGATGACGCTTCTCAAGTAGAAAAGTGGTTAGAAGATCAAGTTAATCCTATTGATGTATTTAAGCGTATTCCATTCGAAGAAATGAAAGAAGCTCTTCAATCATGGGTGACTCCTGAAACAGAAGAAGGTAGTATCGTTGATGACGAAAAAGAATCTGAAATTGAATCAGTCCCTAAGACTAATTATTCACTTAATACATCAATTACAGCTGTAAAGCAAAGTAAGCTTGATAAATTTGATAGTTTGTTCGAAGAAGAAAACGATCTACCTTTCTAATAAATTATAAAATATGGCAAAAGCTAAGAGGAGTACTTCCCTAACGGCCGCGGTCTCCGCTGAAATTAAATCCGGTTTTGACCTTAGTAAATTTAAGGATAAAAAAGGTTTAACAGGATCTGTTAAATTTAAAAACCAACAATGGGTTCCTCTATCACCTGCTTTCCAAGAAGTAACAAGTGTGCCCGGTATTCCAACCGGTCACATTGTTCTTCTTCGAGGCCATAGTGATACAGGTAAAACTACTGCGCTTATTGAAGCAGCAGTTAATGCTCAAAAAGCAGGTATTCGACCGGTGTTTATCATCACAGAGATGAAATGGAACTGGGAACATGCTACCCAAATGGGACTCCAGATGGAAGAAGTGTGGGATGAGCAAACCGGTGAATTGATTGATTACAAAGGATTTTTCCTGTATGCCGACCGCGAAATCATCCACACTATCGAGGATGTAGCAGCTTTTATTTTAGATTTACTTGATGAACAGAAAAAAGGTAACCTACCTTATGATTTAATGTTCTTCTGGGATTCAATTGGTTCAGTACCCTGTGAATTATCAATCCGTTCTAATAAAAATAACAACGAATGGAATGCTGGAGCGATGTCAACTCAATTTGGTAATGGTGTAAATCAACAAATTACACTATCTCGTAAAGAATCTTCACCTTACACAAATACACTTGTTGCAATCAATAAAGTATGGACTGCAAAACCAGAAATGCCTATGGGCCAACCTA